ACTGTGTCCAGAGTCCGTACTCAAGGACAACTGTTGACGCGCTTGCTGTCACCTCAAGACCTACAGACGCTTTAACAGGTAAAAATGCCCACTCCTCTGGGCCAAGTGTTCCGAAACTTACGTTCGTTGCTGCCTCGGCAAGGTCAAGACTGTTTGTCGCGTCAGTGTTCTTCAGGTATACATAGGTTATGGCTGCTTTTGCTGCTGGTACAATGATCTCTGCTGAAACCGCCCCCACACTAATTCTACTTGTGTTCTGTACTGGATTGGTTACCGTGATCGCATCAGTCTGTGATATAGCTAATGACTCAGACGTTGCGTCAGCGCTTGTAATGTTAAGTGTTGCCTGTATTGTTGCCATGCTACAAAGTTAGTTATTTCCCAATTCTTTCATTGAACATCTTACGGTGGAATAGATACGCCCACACAAACGTCATTGCAAGTCCTACATTCAACACTACTTCAGTCAGTGGTGGATCTGATAATGTAAGCACGTTCAATGCGCTTCCACATATGATACCTATCAATCCTAACTTCAGAGTCCAATGACCTACGAATGACCACTTGTGAACAACCTTTGTCTTATCACCGTATAGATATACGTACATCATAATGACGCTCACGCACATCACAATATTTGATACCTCGTTAATTGCTACTGCTATCATCTTCGTTGAATATTTTCTTTGATAGTTTCTCTACTCCCTTGAGTCCGATGTAACCAAGAATAAATGCAAGACCGTACTCTGTCTTCCCATTTAAACCTGTTATCTCAACAACTACCTGAGTGAGATAATTAGCAGAGAATGTACCTGCGATGATACCAGCAATAGAAGACTTCAGATTCTTTGTGGCATCGTTACTTACTGTGACAAGTGATCCAGCGAGTCCTGCCAACACAAAGGCAATGTTAATGCCTATTTCTTCTAAGAAGTCTTTCATAATATCAAGTTTTCTTAAATACTTACTGCACCGTAACTTTAATTTCAAACGTAGATGCTCTATTAACCACTTCTGTTTTGACGGTTATCAAATAACCATTATATGATTTAATAGAATGTACTTCAAAATGTGTCATATATGCCTCATGAAACTGAACATACCCAACATCAACACCATCGCTATTGGTAAACTTAAGTTCAAAATTTGATGCCTCACCTGCCCAGCACCATCCATTAGATGTTGTACTGCATGATGCTGTTACATCATGATCAGGTGTTAGCCATGCTGGGTTTACCACCACATTTTTTACGCACTGCTGATAGTCCCCGCTCGAATAAACATGGATTGAATCATTCAGTGTGCTGTTTTTGAAAGCTTGATTATCTAAGCTTACATTAGCTTGCAATGATGCCGAACTACCTTTACGGTGATCTTCAACTTTAGCGTCTTGAGAACATCCCAATAATAGCATAACAGGGATTAATAATAATATAAATTTTTTCATTGTAACTTCTTTTATAAAACTAAATTACCTTCTTCATCAATGTCAGGAACGATACCGTACTCAAGTAGTCTTGAAAGCCAAACTACTTCATCAATGTATGTCTCCCATACATGAATAGTATCTGTTCTTTGATCTGGATCTGTCCATCCGTAAGCTAATACAGATGTCTTGTCTTCACCGTCAAAAGTGATCCAATACGTTCTAACTGGTGGGTGGTCTATTGTGTTCATCTTATACTGCTCCTCCGTCTGTTATTGTCCAACCGAATACGTTAAGTAAATTATAACGAGCTTCTCCTGCATTCATCAATGCGCTTGAATATTGGCTTCCTCCAAAATGAATATTTATTGTTGCCGTATATCCACTTCCGTTAGGATAAGCTGCTTGTAGAGTGCCTTCAAACCCTATCAATGTAGCGTCATAGTTAGCTGTAGACAACGCACACCCCCTCAGTAGGTTGACCATATTTGTCATGGATGTTATGTCCCAATTCTCCAGCGTCTGGTCAAATGGGATTGTCTGAGTAGGAGCATACATGAGATTCTGCATATTTGTCGCAGCACTTACGTCCCACCCATTTATAGGCTGATCAAAAGAACTACACTCTCTCAACATATCAGAGAAATTTGTGCAGACAGGGAATGCCCAGTTGTTTACAGTATTGCTGCCACCATTATTGAATGTACTGTTTCTAAACATATTCTGAACGCTCAGCGCACTTGCAAAATTCCAACTTCCGATATTGGAATTGAAGTCTGAGTTGTAGAACATACTCGTGAAATTCGTTCCAGCACTCACATCCCAAGAATTTATGTCATTCGGAGTTCCCGCGTTCAAGAACGTGTTAAAGAATGATGTGACATTGCTGGTGTCAGCATTCGATAGGTTGCAGTCGAGCAGATAGCAGTTCCCGAAAGATGCCCCCATGTTTGTGACAACGGAGAAGTCCCAAGCCGTGAAATCTACTGTTGTCAGTTTTTGACAGTCATAGAAGAATGATTGGAAGTTAACGCCTGTAATGCCGCTTATATCAGGTGCATCCGTTGCGGTTATATCAAGATTCACACACCCGCGCATATGCTCGTAATTGCCTGTGAATGCCAGATTGCCCCAGTTGCTTATGTCAATTATCTTGGCCTTATCGCCTCCGTTGTTGAATGCGAAACCTTGAATATCGCTTCCACTTATTGTTATCGTGTACGTTCCACTTGATGCATAAACGTGTGTTCTGTTAGCATAACTTAAATCGTCAGAATTACCATCTCCCCAGTCAATCGTTCCTGAGTACGTGCCTCCTGACAGCAATGGAAGAACAACGGTATTACTTGCACTACCTGCCTTTGTCGTGTCCCATGTTGATACGAAGTCAGGGTTGACAGGAGGCGCACCTCCGCCAAAAGCAGGGCTTCTAAAAGTAGTTCCTATGCCATTGTGGATACCAGGCATTTCTTAAAGGTTGTAGATGATAACACTTCCGCTATCAACAGTAATATCAGTTATTGCGCTTCCTTCAGGTACAACGAAGTATGCGCCTCCCTTAACAGTAACAGCACCTCCAAGACCGTAGTCCGAAGTAACATCAGTACCGTTAACTTTAAGCAGACTGATGGCAGTATCTTCCTGCACAATGAAAGAGTAAGCACCGAGTCCTGTGTATGATGATACAGATGCTACAAGATTCTTACATCCGTTTCCTACAACCTTTCTCAACTTGTTTAGGCTTTCTACTTCGCCTGGTGATAATTTTGACATTTTAAATGTATTTAGGTAGATTATCGTCTAATATCTTTGCGTCTGAACATCCACACGGACACCCACACAGTTCATCCATTTGGGCAAGGAACTTCTTTGCTACAGAATCCTTGAAGCAGGAAACCTCTGTGTCTGTGTCTTGGTTCAATGTATAAATACCCTCATCGATGTAGGTACACATTTCTCCAATAGCATATGACAGGAACATTGCCTTTTTCTTTTTACACTCGTACAGTTCAGTGTCACCGATGGCACGAGCTTCAAGCATATCAATGACCATATCAGCGAAGCAACACCTTGCTAATACCGTTCTGTTCGTTATGTTCTGCTCACTGAATATCATACTCCTTTCTTAGTGTATCTTACATACCAACCATTTACAACGCAGGTACAGTTGTTGTCAGCTTTTATATTTAACTGTGCAGCATTATTTCTTACATCCTCACTCCCTATATAAAGTCCCTGATATCTGATAAGATTATATGTTCCTGCCGTCTTAAAGTTTTGAGCAGATATGAATGGAACATCAATAGAACCCGCAGTACCCATAAACAAATCTACGTCTACCGCAGTATTGTTTGTTACGGTTGTAACAGAAAGATCAAGTCGTATATCAATCATATCTCCAACCTTCAACTCGCTCCAATCGAAAGAGTTTGTGGATGAATCCCAAAGTTGAGTAACCCCTTCTGGAAGATATGCTGTGTTTGTATTTACACCAAGACCGTCATTGGTAATTACGCTGTAAACAGCAGTAACATTCAACGGTGTTCCTGTCGTAGCAAAATCAGCATAGTCAGCCCATCCACCTGAGAAGCTATCTCCACCATCACTCTGTAGGTACGCTTTTATTGTAGTAACAAGTTCATACACTGAATTAACTGATGGATCATCTATCTTTGATGCCTCCTGACTGAATATTATACTTACAATATCACCTACTGTTCTTGTAATGATGATATTACCATTACTAGCAGACACGGACAGTTCTGACTTAGGATAATAAGTAATGTTCTTCCCATCCATATCGTAGATGAGAAGTTCTGTTGCCTTATTTTCTATCCTGTATCCCATTAGTCATGTGTCAGGAACAGTATCGCTGTGAAATTACCGCTTCCTGCCGTTGTCTTACTTGTTTCAATAGTAATCTGTTCACCAGCAAGGAACGTGTTATTTGCTGTTGGCGTTGTTGTAACGATGTTTCCTAAAACAAGACCTGTTGTTATGTCAATCTGAGATCCTGTAAGTACAGTTCCACCATGGTCTTTGAATATAGCCGTAGCCGTATCTGTAACTGCTGGTTTTGTTACTGTAGCGTGAATAGCGTCTACCGTACAATCGAAACACATGGTATATTTCAACACACCGATCTCTCCTGCCGTTTCAAAAGACACTGGTATGGCTATCGATGCCTTTCTTGAAGATGCATCAAGTTTCGCAGCAGTTACAGCAGCGTCATCTATCTTAGCAGTAGTTACCGCACTGTTTGCAATCGTCAACGCTCCTGACTTAGTAACACTTGCATCTCCTGATATCGTCTGTGCAGTAGCACCAAGAACCGTATCTCCTATGATAAACTCAGCATCCTGTATTGTCAGATACTTTGGATCACCCGTTCCATCTCCGTAGATTATCTTTCCTGTTCCAGGAGCATCAACCTTTGCAAGTGTAATTGCATCATCAGCAATCTTAGCTGTGGTTACTGAACTGGCTGCGAGCCTGTCTTCACCAATAATACCTACACCCGCAAAGTCAGGTAGAATATTAACTACCCAAGCAGCACCATCGTAAACGCATTCAGCTACAAAGTTTTTTGCGGCTAACTCGTCAGGAACAGTTTCACCGAATATCACAACACTATTCCCAGATAGCGTTACCGAAGCCTCCCAAAGAATCTTTACAGAAGTGTTTTTTACTGGTGTACCAGACGGAGAAACATTAAAGTTTCCACTTAAAGTAACAGTTCCAGCTATTCGTGCAGTTGTAGCACTACTTAATGTAGCAGAAGGGGCTTTGTCAACGTGTACATTTACTGTTCCGCTTGCTAAAGCATTAAGAGTTACAATATTCTCTAATCCAGACATTTTAAGACTTTTTGTATTTTGTTATTTTAGCGTAAAACATATTTACATTTACACTTGAATCTACACTTAATGCTGAAACTTTTAAATTCATTGCAGCGTCTAATGCTGTTGATGGGTTCGTAGAAGCTCCTCTGTTTTTGAATTTATGCTCAGAATCTTTTGAGCTAATGTAAGTATCACTTGTTAAATCTGAGTATATTCCTGCCTTTGATTCAAAATCTGTGATAGGTATTATGTTTTTTGTTGCTACATCAGTCAGTATAAGCTGTGTCTTTAAATGAATTAAAGGACCAATTGAAGCTGGGCAACCAGCATAACCAGGAAAACCAAGTTGAGTGCTAACGTGGTCTATTTCAATTGGATTACCATCTAATTCAAGATATACACTATGTCTTGCAAGTAAACCAAAACCAGTAGGTTCATATGGTTCTCCTATCATCATCAACTCAACCTCTACCATATCACCCTCAATTTCCCAAGTGTCCTCAGGAATAATGAAAGACCTTTTTGTGGTTGCTGTGGTTTGGTTTGTAGTACCTATGGCTGATGCTGAAAAAGTTCCTTGAGCCACATCGTAATGAAGTATCGATACACCGTTAGTACCATCAGTACCATTTGTTCCGTTAGTACCGTTAGTACCGTTAGCACCAGCAGCACCAGCAGCACCAGCAGGTCCAACAGGTCCAGCAGGTCCTGGAACTCCAGGTAATGTTACATTTGAACATGAATTACAGCTCATTTTTTAACAGCTTTTACATTCG